TTACCAGGTATTCAAAGTGCTATGGACATGCGTAGACAACAAGGTATTCAACAATTAGGTGGTGTTGGTTCAGCGTATGAACAACTAGCACAAAGACAATTACAAGATCAAATACAAAGATTTCAATTTGGTCAACAAGCACCTATGCAACAATTACAACAATATGCTGGACTTATTAGTCCAATAGCAGGTGGTTATCCTACTGCTGTAAACACTGGGCCAGGGCAACAATCTGGTGGTGTTGGTGGTGCCTTTGGTGGTGCTGTAGCAGGTTCTGCTTTGACACCTATTTTAGGGCCTTTTGGGCCAATAGCAGGTGCTGCATTAGGCGGATTAGGATTTTTATAGGAGATAATTATGGCAAGTCAATTTACTAACCCATTTACAAATCCTGGTGGATTTTTCTCAACACAACCAGGTGGTTTCTTTGCACCTCCGAAACGAGAAGGTTTTGGTGGATTTTTAAGTGATCCAAGATTAAGTATTGGTATGGCTATTGCACAAGGACAACCTATAGGTCAAGCCTTATTAGGTGGTGCTTTACAAGCACAACAAATAGAAAAAGCTATGTTTCCTGGTACTGAATTTTCAACTACAAAACAAGCATATAATCCAAAAACAGGTCAAACAGTTTTTGCAACAGAAGAACAAATACAAACAGAGGGATTAACACCATTACCAAAAACAGATACTAGCCCTGAAATTTTTCAATTAGTAGGCCCAAAGGGAAACTTTGTTAGAAATGTTACTGAAGAAGATTTTCTAAGAGATGGTGATACTTGGGAAAAATTAGGATATAAATTAACAGACATACCTAAAGGCACACAAGCAGCACCTTCAGGTTCTGAAGCTAATCAAAAAGCATTTGATCCATTTAAACAAAGATATGATGCAGCTAATCAACTTGTTACTGGTTTAAATAATTACGCAAAAACAATAGCAGAATCTGATGATCTTGCATCTTTACAAGGTACAGGTAAGTTTTCTCAATTTATTGACGGAGTTATTAAAACTGTGGATGCAACCACTGATTTTCTTAAAACAGAAAAACAAACTGAACAATATGGTGCTTATTTGCAAAATGCAACATCCAAAGATGGTAATAATTTTGACGATCAAATTGCAAGAGTTTCTCAACAATTTGGTATACAAAGATCGCAAATTATTGACTTAGCATATCAATTTGCTGCAGTGAGAGGTCAAGCAGGTCGAGGTTTATCGGATAGAGATTTCCAAAATGCACTTGATATTGTTTCAGGTGGTGTTGGTAAAGAAGGTAAAATTGCAGTTATATCTGATGTTGCAAATAGAATAAACAATGAAATAAATGCACAAAAAAATTCTGACATAGCTTACAATCAAGGTCTTGTAGATGCAGGTATCGATATGAATGATTTATTAAAAAGATATAATGCACTACCAGAATTAACTATTTTTAATAACCCTTTTGCAATTGAAACTGATACTAATGCTATAGGTGAAGTAGAATTAATTGTAAACCCAGATGGTAGCATTACTGAGGTTACACGCTAATGACTGTTTTTCAGTATACATTACCATCAGGTCAAAAAATTAAAATAAATGCTGAAACTAGAGAAAAAGCAGATTCTGCTTTAAAACAATATCAACAAGGCAGTTCAACAGTTGAAGAATTTAAACCATCTCTTACACCTGCACAATGGTTAAACGATCAGTACAATTCTGCGTTATCAGGTATTTTAAAATACGGAGTAGCAGGATTAGGTTCTTTACCTGGCACTCTTGAAAGAGCTTCAACATATTTACCAGGAGGACAACGAACAGTTGGTATTGATTATTCTTCATTAGCACCTGAAACATTTGGTAAATCAGAAACAAATAAGTTTTTATTTCCTAGTTATGAACAAACTTTAGCTAGTTTAGAAAAAATTCCAGGTGTTGAAAGATTTACACAATATCAACCAAAATCAAGAGCTGGAGAATATACAGAAACAATATCAGGATTTGTTGGCCCACAAGGTATTGTAGGAGCTGGGCCTAGAATTGCATCAAAACTTACTGGTAAGGGTCAAACATTAGGTATTGGTGAAACAGCAAAACAAACTTTGTCAGGAGTTGCTGCTGGTGGTACTTTTGAGTATCTTGATGAAGCCACTAATAATACACTATTAGCTGCAGGAGTTTCATTGCCTGTAGCATTGACAATATCAGCATTATTATCGCCAAGTAAAGCTGCTAAGATAAGTGCAAACGCATTAAAAGGTGTAAGTAAAGAAGAAATTGCAGTAGCAGTAAATTTAGAAAAATATGCAAACAAACAAGGTATACCAATAAATGCTGTAGAGTTGATAAATAGTAAAGCAATTAACGCATTAGGCGAATCTGTCTACGGTAGCAGAAGGGGTGGAAATGCATTAAACATAGCATTAAAAGATAGACCACAATCTATTGATAGAGTAACACAAGTTCTTTTAAATAAAATAATTAAAGATCCAGGAACTATACGTGAAATAAATCGTACTACACAATATAATGCCGTCAAAGCTATTAATGAAGCAAAACAAACTAGAACAAAAAAATCTTATGATGCTGGATATAAAGTAGCCAATGAAGAATTTGTACCTGCAGATCAAGTAAGATTAATTATGGACAAGATTGATGAAAGTATTACAAATTTGCCACAAGGCAGTCCTAATGTAAGACTATTAAATAACTTAAAAAAACGCCTTACAGTACCTGTTACACCACAAGAACGTAAGTTAGGTTTGGTTGATATACCACAAACTCGTATTAACATACTTGACGATACTTTTAAAGAATTTAGAGAAAACGTAAGTAAATCTAATATAGGCACTGCAACAACTACAACTTTTGTTAATAGTCAAGGCAGTAGATTGTTATTTAATCAAGGTAAAGGCATATTAGATGATTTAGATGCTTTGATGAAAACTAATCCTTCGTATAAACAAGCAAACAAGATGTATGAAAATTTATCAAAGGAACTAGTAGAATTTACTACTGAAAATTTAGACAAATTAACAAAAAATGTAAGTCAAAGCACTATTAAAAATTTTGTATTTGATGCTAAAAATGCTAGTCCTAAAGATATTCAAAGAACGTATGAATTATTTAATAAAACTGACAAGACCCAGTTTCCAAAACTTGCAAGAATTTACATGGAAAATGCAATAAATCAAGCTACAGTGGTAACAAAAGGTGGCACAAGAAGTTTGGGTGAAGGTTTTGACATCGCTAAAACTTTAGTTGGATCGGGTAAACAAAAAAACAATTTTTATGAAATGTTAAGAGGTGTTGCCAAAGCTAATGATGTTAAAAACACTGGTGATTTTATTAAAGGATTTGAAAACTTTAATGAAATTTTATTACGTACTGCTCGTTTAGGTAATATAGATACACCAGGTGGTGGTTTAGCTTCAGAAATCTTTCAAAAAGGTATTACAAAATCAGTAGCACAAATTAATAGTTTTATGTGGAGATTAAAACTTGCCACAAGATTAGGTGAATATAGTGAAAGAAAAACTATTGACCAATTGGTAAACGTTTTAACAAAAGAAAATTCAGTAAAAGAATTAGTAAAATTAGCAAAAGAGAATCCTAAATCTGTTACAGCAATTAATAGAGTAAGAAATATCATAAACTTACAAATGCCTTTAATGCGTAATGAAGAAGGATTTCCAATAAACGAAGAAGGGCAGGAATTACCTGCTTTACAATAATTAACTAGGAGAATAAAACAATGGCTGGAACAGGCGTAGGTAAATTTAGTTCAACTGCAGGCAGTAATACTGCTAATATGACAGTGAACTTTGCAGAGAACATGGCACCGAGTAACGTAAATAATGCTGCTCGAGAGCTTATGGGTCACATGCGAGACATGTATGAACAACTTGGAGACGGATATTTTGAGTTTGGTGACGGAGATGGTACATATACAGTAGCACGTGGTGATGCTGATACTATTACTATAACTTCTGCATCAGACATCTCAAGCGTATACTTTCCTGGTAGAAAGATTAGAATCACTGATGGTGGTGCTAATGTGGTCGAAGGCACTATTGCCTCATCTTCTCACTCATCTACTACACAGACTGTAAACTTAACAGGTATCTCGTTAGCTTCTGGCACTCCTACCAAAGTTGAACTAGGTATAGATACTGCTGCGTTTGGTGGTCGAGTAATCCTTGATGACGATGGTGATACTTACATTGAAGCTCCTACTGATGATACTATTGATATCTATGTAGCAGGTGCTAAAGACTTTGTAATTACAGCCAATACATTTACTGCTGAATCAGGTAGCACAATAGCAGCACAAGCTCTTACTGCTACAACCGTAACTGCTTCAGGTGTAGTTGATGTAACTGACACTACAGATTCTAGTGATGCAACTGGTGATACAGGTGCATTAAGAACTGAAGGTGGTGCAAGTATAGCTAAAAAACTATTTGTTGGAACAGACTTAGATGTTGATGGTACTGCTAACCTTGATGTTGTAGACATTGATGGTGCAGTAGATATGGCATCTACTTTAGGAGTTAGTGGCGTATTAACTGGTACAACAGCAGTTTTTTCAAGTACAAGTGCTGACGATAACTTTGTTATTACTTCAACAGATGCTGATGCTGGTGATCCTGCTCCTGATTTAGTTTTATATAGAAACTCATCTTCACCAGCTAATGGTGATGATATTGGTCGTATTGAATTTAGAGCTAGAAATAATAACAGTCAAGATATTGTACCTGTTTCATTTTCTGCTTTTACTGCAGTTGTAACTGATGGTGCAGAAACGGGTAACTTTGCTATATCTACACTTATTGGTGGTTCACAAATAAACAGAATGGGTTTTGATACTACTGAAACTACATTTAACGATGGCTCTGCAGACATAGACTTCCGAGTAGAATCTAATGGTAATGCTAATATGCTTATGGTTAATGGTGGTAGTAATATTGTAGGTATTGGTGCTGACCCAGACTTAGGTACAGGATTGCATATTAAAACTGCTGATAGTGGTGCATCTGCACACGCAACTGGAGATGAGTTAGTTATTGAGGGAAGTGGTAATGCAGGATTAAGTATTCTTTCAGGAAATACTCATGAGGGCGTTGTATACTTTGGTGATGATGGAGATAACAATATAGGCAGAATTGTTTATGACCATAGTGTTAATGATATGGTCTTTAACGTAGCCGCAACTGAAATGCTACGTATTGATTCAGACAATAACAACCTAGCAACTGGTGGTGAAACTGCTGGTGATGTTGGTGCTTTTGGATTATGTTTAAATCAAGGTACTGCTGATGGTAACATCTTAACTTTTAAATCTTCTGATGTTGCACACGGTATGACTACTAATTTTGAAACTGATACTTATGCTGCTATTAGTAAACAATCTGCAACAGAAGGTGGTTTAGCTATTAGTGCTCAGTCTGAAGGTATTGAAGCATTAAAATTTAATGTTAGTCATTCTAATGGAACAACAACTAAATCAAGTAGTGGTGTAGGTGCAGTTATTTTTGGTGTAAGTGAAAAAAGTGGTACAAGTGTTGGTGGAAATGGTAGTAACGATAATTTATTGGTAATAACTGATCATACTTCTACACGATTTATCTTTGATGCTGATGGTGACTTTCATGCTGATAGTTCATCTACTACTTTTGATACCTATGAGGATGCTCAATTAGTTAGAGCTTATGATTTATCTCATGGTAAAGGTGTTATTAACTCTCAGTTTGATAAATATATACAATATCAACATGAAGATTTAGCTGATGCAGGTTTAGTTGGTAGAGAAGATGATGGCACACCTAATCACTTTATTAATGTTACTGGTTTTCAAAGACTACATAATGGTGCAATTTGGCAACAATATGAAAAACACCAAAGACTAGCTAAAGCAGTATATGAACTAGCTAAAGTAGCAGTTGGTGAAGATAAAGCCAATGAGATACTAGAACAAAACGAAATTAAATTATTAAACTAAGGAGAAACAAATGGCAATAACAGCAAATATGACAACTTCAGAAGGAGTTGCATTAACAGGAGCATACCTAGTAGTAAAAAGTGCATACGTTAAAAAGTTTGACGGTGCATGGACTGGGAATGATGATGATGGATGGACACAAGATAGTGCTTCATTTAAGTTAATTTATGATGTTAACATCTATCTTAATGCTGACAAAAGAGCAGAAAGAAATAATGCAAATAACATTATAAAAAATACACATGTAGATCATCACAAATGTGACTATGATTTGACAGCGTCTGATAATCCGTTTAAATTAGCTTATGCTGATTTGAAAACAAACAGCGAATTATCAAACGTAGCAGATGCATAGGAGATAAAATGTTTACAATAAACGATAAAGAATACGATCAAACTACCTTATCTGATAAAGGTAAAGCAGTGTACTCTAAGCTGATGAGACTTGGTGAGCAAAAAGCTGACCTAGATATTGTCATAAACTATTGGACAGCACAGCTTCAAGCTGAACTGCCAAAAGAAGAACTTGCTGAAGATGACGGAAAGTCAGAATAGAGAAGCCATTATCCGCATTGAGGGTAAACTGGAGCTAATGGATAATAAGCTCAACACCCTCAAGGATAATCATCTATTTCATATCGAAAAAGATATGCGACAATTACGGACTTTAGTGTGGTTTATTGGTACGACAGTATTTGCACAGATGTTATTCTTGATTATTAGATCATTTGCGTAGTATTGCACATATAGGGTAAAGTAGTGTATAAATTAGTATGTCTAAAAACTCGGTCATACTAGTTATTTCAGATACCCATTGTCCTTACCACCATCCAGATCTAATACCTTTTTTAAAAGCACTTAAAAAAAAGTACAAGCCAGATCGTGTTATTCACATTGGTGATGAAGTTGATTCTCACGCTATAAGTTTTCACGACAGTGATCCTGACCTATATAGTGCAGGTGACGAACATCAAGCCTCATTACCCACAATACATCAAATGGAAAAACTGTTTCCTAAGATGGATCTTATGGACAGTAACCATGGCTCGTTAGTTTATCGTAGACAAAAGGCTAGTGGTTTGCCAAGAGCTGCCATGAAGTCTTATAATGAGTTCTTACAAGTAGGGCCTGGTTGGGTATGGCACGATGATCTCCTTATCACCATGTCTAATGGCCAACAGGTTTACTTCTGTCATGGTAAAGCTGCCAACGTCTTAAAGGTGGCACAACAATATGGTTGTCCGACAGTACAAGGCCACTATCATAGTTCGTATTCCATTTTGTATTGGGGTAATCCTAATAGCCTAAATTGGGGTATGCAAGTTGGCTGTCTCATAGATGCAAAGTCTCTCGCTTTTGAATATTGCAAAACACAAAAATCCAGACCGATAATTGGTTGTGGTATCATCATCGATGGTTTACCAAAATTGTTGCCTATGGTCTTGTCAAAGGGTGGCAAATGGAATAAAGTTTGTCCATGAGTTCGTTTGATGAACAAGTTGGTGGTGAACATTACTTAGACTTCAAAATTCAACCTATGGAGTTTTTTATAAAGAATAAAATAGGTAAAGCTGAAGGCGATGCGATTCAGTATATCATTAGACAAAAAGGCTCACGTATTGAAAACCTCAACAAAGCAATCCATGTATTGCAAATGTTGCTAGAAATAGAAAATGACTAATGTGACTAGACTGCAAATACCTAATCGAATGTACTCACACAACGTGAGAATAATAGTAGATGACAATCCACTTAATGCCATACTTGATTATGTGTTTGATGATAATGGCGTCTTACCTGTTGCAGTGTGGATTAAGACTAAGAAGTCAGAATCTACTTTAGACAGAGAGTTGCGTAGTTCTAGCAAAGCAGTATCATTGTTATTACAATACGGTTGCTCACTCAAAGATATTTCGGACACATTTACTAGAGATAGTATTATTGGTTCAGTAATTTGGTATATAAATAAAAACTTAGAAGATATACTTGCAGGTAATCAACCTGACAAGACTCCCAACTTATCGACCCAGCCGACAGGATATACAATTAAATAGGAGGCACTAATGCCATTTGAAATGATTACCATGCTTGGCTCAACCGTATTAGGTGGAGTCATGAGTATATGGTCACAATCTATTAAGGCTAAACAAGCCGAACAAAAAATGCTTATACAAAGAGCTGAAGTACAAACAGAGGCTTTTAAAGAAGCTAGAGAATATGAAAATGTAGGCTTTCAATGGACTAGGCGTATTATCGCTTTAACGGCTGTATTCGCTATTGTGGTCTTGCCGAAGATCCTACCATTAGTTACACCCGATGCACACGTTATCGTAGGTTATACAGAGTTTAAACCAGGTTTCTTATTCTTAGAAGGTAAAGACGTAATGAAATGGGTACCAATGGCACATAAAGGTATTGTTATAACCCCATTAGATACTAATCTTGTATCAGCTATTATTGGCTTATACTTTGGTGGATCATTAGTTAAAAAATGATGTTCTTTGTTATAACCATCATGCTGACATTTAGTGGTGGTGAACAATACAGTAGAGAATATAAACTTAAAACATTTAATGATACTTGGGCGTGTTGGGAATTTATCACCGCAAACAAGGTTGAGTTGTTAAGTCCACACCTTATTGAGTATGGTGATGACATGACAGGTTTTGAATTTTATTGTGAGTCAAGGTATGGCGAAGAAGTATGAAGCTATCAGACTCAACACAAATATCCTTACCTGCTCGTAATCTATTAGCTATACTTGCAGCTGTAGCAATCGGTACCATGAGTTACTTTACTATTGTTGAGAGACTAAACTCTATTGAAACTACCTTACAGTTAATGGAGAAAGACATAACATCAGCCAATCAATTTATAGAAGGTGTACCTAAAGGCGATATGGTATCGCCACAGATACAAGAGCTTTACATGTTAGTGGAATACTTATCAGGTAATGTAGAAAAACTTAAAGAACAAATGGAACAAGAAATACCTCTTATATTGAAAAACGAAATGATTATACAGTTTCATGAAGATAGACTTATAGATTTAGAGGAACGAAAGAATGGGAATCATTGAAACAGTTATAATACTTAGTTTGTACGTTTATGATGGCGGTAATAAAAATATAGAAGGATGGTATCATCAGGACAACTTAAGTACATGCCTTGCTGCCAAACGTTTAGCAGAAAGAAATTCAGGTAATCAAGTACAGTACACTTGCACCTTAGAACAATGCGAAATGACCACAGATCAAACTGGCATTAAACATTGTGATAAAATAATTTAGGAGAACAAGAATGATAAGAAGTATAGGTATAGCTATAGTTATCACAGTAGGTATGTTGTGGGCTTTTAGTGCATTAATGGATTCTGCTTTGGCAGATGTAACTGGTGCAGGATCAACCACTAACACACAATCTACTTCTGGTAGTTCTGCAACCAATACTGCTATTACAGGTGGCTATCACAGTGAGGCAACCACTAACTTTCAATCAGGATCATCTTCTAACACAACTACTAACAACGAAACAACTAACAACGCATACACAGGCGATCAACGTGTCGTGCCTAGTTCTGCTGCACCTAGTCTATCTAATATGTCACAAGACGTATGTAGTATAGCGGTAGTAGGTGGCGTACAAAAGTTTGGTTTAGGTGTATCTATGGGTACTTCTAAAAGAGATTTAAACTGCGAAAGACTGAAACTTGCAAAAGCCCTACATGACATGAATATGCGTGTAGCTAGTATTGCTCTACTTTGTCAAAACCCAATGGTGTTTGAGGCGATGGCTATGGCTGGAACAAGTTGTCCGTATTTAGGAAGTATAGGTAAAGAAGCTGAAGAAAAATGGAAACTATATAGTAAGCTAAGACCTGACTATGAGGAATACACTAAGAACTTAAACTACACTACTAAGATAGACGATAAAAAAATAGCAGACTTGGAGCAAGAAGAAGATGAGAATACTGTTAATTACTCTGGCGGTACTGTTAAGCTCGGTAACGAGTAAAGCCAATACAGTTTGCATACAAGACATACCTAATCCTGGTGATGAAACTTGTACTACTACTTACACTACAGGTACGCCATCCACAACAGGCAATCTGATCTCACAAGATTTTATTGACGGCACTTGGCATGGTACTATGTTTCCAGACAGTTCGGATTTAAGTAATGAGTCTACTTTTATGACTGGTAAGCATGATAAGTATGCGGAGACTACCATAAGTAGTACAGGCTTGATGACTGAGGCAGAAATACAACAAGGTTTTACTAGTACTTTTGGTGTACAGGCCCGTTGGTGGAACCCTGAAGCATCTACCTTTACTATGACGCAAACTGCGATTGATAATTTAGGTAATAGTACAACACAATCTACGTTGTTTGAAGATACCACTAATCACAACTATGTATTTAATCCATACGCTAACCAATTAATTGTAGCACCTAATGAGAACCTAACTCATGGCAACATAACAGCACGTTTTGATTTTGATATACAAGGTAAAAAAACTTACAACGGTGGTCACGTTGGTGTGGACTTGCGTTCTCCTACCTTAACAATAGACTATCAAACCTTATCATCTACTAGTACTACTGTAGTAGAGTATTGTTGGCAAAAAACACCAACAACATGTCCTGGTCAAGATGAGATAGAAGCAGTTGAAGAAATTATTGAAAACATAGAAATACCTGATGATATTTTTGTGTATGAAGTACCAGAAACTATAACCTACACACCTACAGAAATAGAAATAGATGTCATACCTGTAATTGTGATGGATGTTGAATTAGATATAGAAGTAGTTGCTGTAGTACCTACCGAGGTAGAGATAGAAGTGTACGAGACAGATTTATCAGTACCTGATGACTATGTAGATTTAAGTGTGCCTGATGATGTAGAAATGTTTGAAGTGGCTGAAGTAAACACTGATGATTTAGTAGCTATGGTTACAAGTGAACCTGAATATATCGAAGAAGTTATTGTAGAAGAATCCATAGTGGTTGAGGAAGAACCGATAGATGAACAAATTGAAGAACAATCCAGTAGCGAAGAACTTGTTGCAGACGAACCAGTTTCAGAACCAGAAACTACCGAACAAGAAAAAATTGTCGAGGAACCAGTTGAAGCAAAGGTTGAGTCAAAACCTGAGCCGACAGTGGAAGAAGATATAGTTACTGAAAAACCAAAAGTAGATATAGCTAATATTGAACGTATTGTTAAATCACAAGTAACAAATAAAATACAACAGATTGCAGCTACCTTAGATGTAGTCAATGAAGTATTAAGTCGTGAGATGACTGCTAATCAACCAGACTTGTCAGCCTATACTGCATTAAACAATGCCATGATAGATAACCGACAACTACCTGGTGGTAATCCTGCGTTCTTTAATCAGGTCGCACTAGTAGGTTATGACAAAACTATTTATCAAAACCAAATATCAATGGCAACCATTGACCCAGTAGCACAACACGAAGTCAAAATGGATATTGCTAAAGACAAAACCAACAAAGCATATTTTAAATTAAAAGCATTATTAGAGGCAAGACAATGATTGAGAAATTACAAAAGGTAGGACTATTAATAACTTTAGTTTGTACCATTGGTGGTGGATTTTACACTTGGGGTACGTTTAACCAAAGACTAGATGTTATTGAAGATAAGAAGTTTGTGATAAATCAGGAAGTAGATTTAACTGAGGTTTATAGAATTATCGAAGAACTAAGAGGTGACGTTAAGATTAATCAAGCTGCCTTAGATTACTTTGAAGCAAGACTAAACGAATTTAAAACTGAACAGAGTAATCCGTTACTTAACTAACGCATAAATCGTTTCAGCATTTCGGTAGGATCTATGCCATCGTTTGCTAAAACCTCTTGGTAGAGTTTATAAACAAAGTCACCATGTAAGTTAGCCAATGAGCATACTACTTGGAAATCTTCATCTTGTTTCTCAAACCACATACGAGCATCAAGACAGTTATGATAAGACAGTAATCGTGATTGTGATAGCTTATAGCCATTACTATCGGTAATGTCGTATTTGTTTGCTCCAGACTTTTTAGGTGAGTAATGTATTTGGGTATCGTTAAAGTCTAACTTAGCATCATGTACGCACTGCATAATAACGCTAACCCACAATAAAATATCACCTGTAAGATTGAATGACTGTTCAATATTCTCCACAAATCAGACTGATTGTCTTTTGTTGGCACTTATAGTTTGCCATAACTGACAGATCAATTTGTTGTGATCCATTTTATATTCTAATTGTAGATACCGTTGTTCGGCTGCTCGTAATGCCGATAGATG